CCCGCCGCTACCGCCTGCAGCTACAAAAATATCAGCCATTTCCCGCAATCCTCCTAATCTTTACCTTGAAGTCCTCCATCGGCTTTTTGACCGCGCAGAAAAGCACAGCCTTGCCGTCCTTGCTCTCCCCGCCATCGATTGCGCCAAGCCATTTGCGCGCGGCCTTGGCGGCCTCAACGCTTCCGGTCTTTGCGATGGCCTTGCCGAGCTCCAGCACGTCCGTAGCTTTGCAACCGGGCAAAGCCACTTCCTGCGTGTACGGCGCGCTTGCGGACCACGCGGCTGCCCGCAGCGTGACTTCCCACGCCGTGGGCGTTATCTCCAGTGCCTGCACGCGCGCTTTCAGCGCATTCAGGTCTGTCACATGCGCATACGCGCTATGGTCATCCGCGGCTGTCACCTGCGCCGCGTTGCTGACCGCTACATTGCAGCGGTAGTAGATAGAGGATTCATTTCCGGCAGCGTTCGCCGGTAAAAAATCCGCTTCCGCAGCGCCCTTGGTGAAAATCGCGTAGAGCGCCTCTTGCCCGCTCGCGTCCTCTGCGTACACGCCAACCTCTGTGATGCGGAACCCCGTCGTCACGCCTGCATTACTCAGCAGCGCGCCGATTTGCACCGTATCAGAGCCGAGCGCCGTCACATCCGAGACCGCAAAGCGCGCTTTTTCCGCCGCAAGCCCCGTGAGCGCGCTCAGGTCCTCGCTCGCGGCATGCTCGCCGGATCCGGCGCGTACGGACGTAAACTTCACGCGCGGGATTGTCCCCGCCTGTGCAGCGGCGATAATACCAAGCCCTGCCGCCGTGATTGCATTTCTCTCTGCCATTTATGCGCCTCCTCTCCGCGCAGTCCCGAGAATGACCACCTTGTCCGCGCCGAGAATCGCGCCCGCAAAAAATGCCGCGTGCGTCTCATCAGCGTCATAGATCTTCGACACAAAGCGCCCTGTGAGCGGCACAAGCTCGCCGAGAAGCTTTGTAGCCTGGTCGATATCCATCCCGGCGCGCTTGACAGCCTGCATAGGAAAGCGCTCAATCCGATAGGAAAAGGGCTCCTCCGCCTCAGAGATTTTAAGCTCATCCGGAGAGCAGCCAAAAATCGAAAGCGCCATCGCGTAGACGGACTCATAGTCCGCCCTGAGATTCTTAAGCGCTCTCGCCTGTAAAATCAGCATTCGATATGCGGCATCGCTCATGCGCCCGCGCTGCACTTTGTACACTCGCCCGAAAACGTCGAGCGCCGCACCCTCGGCGCTTTCGATGTCGCTCGCGGAACGGATGCTCTCAAGGTCCTTTGCAATGTCCTCTTTGGCGCTCCGCGCCATTTCGAGGACTTTCCAGTTGTTGCTTACATTCCGCTTGTCATAGCAGTCCGGCAAGCGGCTAATTTTGTTTTTCAGGTCCATATCATCCTCCGCTTGCCGATGTCGTGATCGTGACGTGCGCCGTGTCCGTCTGCGCGATCTGGTGCGCTTCGAGCGCAATGGTCTGGCCGCCTCTACCGCCGCGCTTTGAGATTTCTACGGCATCGACATTCACAAGCCCCGGCACGCCTTTGAGGCTCGTGTACACGCCATTTCCGTAGATTGTGCGTCCGGCCGGAAGACCGTTGATATACGCAGCGACCGCATCCTTTGCAGCCACCTCAGAGCCCTCTGTCCAGAGGCCGTCCGTATAAATCGTGAGTTTTACCTCGATCGGTACCATCTCCATCCAGCGGAAAGCGATCTCATGAAGCCCGCCCCACCGGTCCCTGACCTGTTCGCGCGTGTCGCCGTGGGTTTTAGCCCCGAAGGGCTTGCTCTTGAAAATAGCAGCGGCGATGTCATTCGCCCGGGCATGGTCTGCGAGCACAGACACGCGGAAGGACTTTGCCGGTAGTCCAGACTCTTTTTGCTCCTGCATCGTGTCATTGCTCTCAATCTGCACCTGCGTGACGCTCTGCACCTGATAAACGGCAGCCATGACCGCGCTATATGTCCCGGAGCCGGTCGAGGAAAGCGCGGCCTCGTACTTTCTCCGCGCCGATGCGTCGCTCTCCGGATCCGTGCCGGGTACGGTGAGGAGCGAGCTGCGTACACCGGTCAGCACGGCACTCGAATAGTAGGTGGTCGTAATCGCGCCGTCAGCGATGTTTCCGACAGTCCCGCGCGTATCGCACTCCACCTCGGTCTCCGCGCTGCCGCCTGTCAGCGTGACGCTGTTAATCGTATGAAAAACCAGCGTTTTATCCGCGGTCGCGACCTTCGTACCGGCGGGGACGCGCACGCCCGGAGAGCCGGTAAGCGTCACCATGTGCCGCGCGGGGCTTCCGACCGAGATTGTCACGCCGAGATTCGCGCAGAGCTTCCGGAGCGCCGCTCCGGATGCCGTGAGATAGCAGAACGACTGGTAAATGTCTTCCATCTCTTCTCCAATGTCGCGCTTGTCCTCGCAGCTTAAGCGGATGTACTTGCCGAGCGGCGTGCTCTCGCTTGTGTCAATATCCTCTCCGAAGAGCTGCCGCGCGAGCTCGATGTCGCGCTTAAGCCACTCCGCGTAGGTAAGCCTGTGATACCCTTCTCTCGTAAAAGGCATTATTCACCTCCCTCCACCTCGAGCGGCACGTCAAAGTCCTTGCCGTGCGCTCGGACTGTCGCCATGATTACCGCGTGCCGAGTGGCGCTGTCTACATGCAGCGAAAAGTCCGCGAGCTCTGCTTCACGGTCGACCGTCTCCAGCGCTTCCTCAAGCTCCAGACGGATGCTGTCCTCATCCGGATTTTTCCTGAGGATCTCCGAAAAGCGGATACCCTCACGCGGATTCAAGGACCACTCGCCGCGATTCGTAGACCATACGGCTTGAAGCTTCTCTGCAAGAAGCACTTCGTCCCGCGCCATTTGTACTGCATTGTCCTCTATCCGGAGGTCATACGGCGCCGTATCTGTCAGTGAAAAACTAATCAATCTATGCCTCCTTTCAGAAAATTGCGGCTATCACCGCGTCGCCCATCTGGTGGTGCATATCGCCCACTCGCGACACGCTGCCGCCGCGCCATGATTCACCAAGCACATGCTCCGTGCATACGCAGAGCACGATGTCGCCCGCTTCGGGCGGTGTGAGCTTTGTCCAGTGCGTGGGGCCGTCTGCCGTCGCTTCGGTGACGGTCTCAGCCTTCCGGACGCTTCGCGGTATCGGCACGCCCTCCAGCGGCACAGCAGGCGCGCCCGAGGGGCTGTAAAGTGGCTGCACGGTCGCAGTCGTGCCGTCCGAGGCAAGGACTTTTGCCGTGAAAGCGGTATGCAGCCCCTCTCCGGAGCGGCTTAAAATGCCGCTTAAGTTTGATTGAATCGACATTTACCCCTCCACGCGAATCGCTTTGATTTCTGTAGTCATCTGGTCATCATCCTTGGTGTGCTTGCCCTCCAGCACCTTGAAGCGTCCGGAGATTGTCCTGGACGAAATCTGCACCGTGCAGCCGGTATAAATCCTGTGCTGAAAAAGCATTTTTGCAGAAATACCAAAGACAGCATCGGTAAAAGCTGCTGCGCTTTCGTCCTGCGGAGCCTCGCTGCCGTCCTCGGGTTTATCCTCTGAAATCGTGGCGGATTTTGTTCCACCGCTTTCTCCGGAGCCGCTCCCGACGGAGAGCGAGTTCTTCGTGAGCCGCACGTCCTTTATTTCAGACCACGGCTCCACGGACAATAGCCCGCTTTCAGAGCCAAGGTCAAAATACCCTTCGGAAATCGTGGATTCTATCGGGCACACATACGCCGCGGACTTACATATCCACGCCTTTACGCCGCAAGCGGACGCCATTTTGCTGATTGCGTCCATGAGCGAGCCCGTGATTTTAATCGGCGAAGCAAAAACATAATCCCGCGCCGGCTGAAAAGTCGCGACGGGAATCCCGAGCCGAGAAATCAGGTCTTTAAGAATCACGGTCGCAGAGGTATTCGCGCCAAAAGCGATGTCCTGTAGCTCCTGATCAGCCGCGCCCCTATAGTCTGTGACCGTGAGCTCTGTCACATAGTCGAGCCCGTCCCAGTAGCTCCGGACTGCCTTAATCTTTCCGGAAAGCACTTCTCCGACCGAATCGCGTTTATACCCCGCGGTGATTTTCACAGGGCTTCCGACCTGCAGGCGCGCAAGCGTTGACACCGAGAGATTGAAAATCGTTACGGTGCTCTCGTTTACCTCGGTGTCGCTGTCAAAAGGGATTTCGAAATGGATGTCGTAGCCCGCATCGGATGGGAGCGTAGTCGCGCCGATCGCGACCGAGACAGACTGTCCAAAAAGCCCTTTGCCTGCGTCTTGCCCTACCGCAGTTCCCATCATGCGGACCGCTTTTGCAAGCTCTGACTGCGGTGTACGCCTGCGCGGCGCGCTAAGTCCTACCTTGCTGCCGCTCATTTAAGCGCCTCTTTTCCGTTATCAATCCAGAGGAAAACCTCTTTGCCGAAGGTCTCCCAGGTCACCCTGTCTACGCTGCCGGTCAGGTCGAGCGGGATAATATCTACCGCAGGATAGGAGCCGTCGCCGAGCCATACGGACGCGAAGAGCGGCTTTCCGTAGACGATTTTCTCGTTGTACACGACCACCTTGCCGCGGCGTGACAGCGTCGCCGTGAAGAAATCGTGCAGGGCGTTATAGTCAAATCGAATCCTAAAAATCTCCCCCGCGAGCTCAATCTGCATTTCGCACGGGATGCTGTTTTTATCGACTATGAGCCTATCAGGTACCGTCATATCAGCCTCCCATCTTGAGCCGCGCACCGACTTTCAGTGTCCGGAAATCCCCGCGCTTTGAAAAAGCCTCAGGGTTCGCAGCCATGATATCCTCACAGCTTTTTCCCTCGCTCCGGTACGGGCCGTTTACCAGAGAGTAGATAGTATCTCCGGGCTTTACTGTGTGATACCGTGCGCCGCTATCGTTCACCTCGACCGACTGCATGCCGAGGCTTACCGTCTCGCGCGCTTCGCGCGGCACATCCGCCGCTGCTACATATGCAGGAGCGGCGATGCGGATGCGCTTTAGGCTCAGCGAAAATTTACAGCCGCCGGAGACCTCCGCCGAAAAGCTCGGCGAAAAGTTTTGAATAATGCAGCTCCGGAGCGTTTGGCTACCGGCGTACCGGAGCAGCTCTCCCGACCGCTCCCAGCTTTTTATAGTCGAGATAATGCTCTGATACTGTCTGCCTACAATCTCTCCGGAGACCGTGAGCTCTTCGGGCTCTGCTTTCACATGGTCCGTAATGTCAGTGCCCTGCTCCACCGCATGGGACGAAGCGGAGGCCGCCTGCGCGGTCTCCTCTGTCTCGACAAAGAGATAGACCTTATGTGAACCGATTAAATAAGCCACGTTCTACCTCCTCACCCCATTGCGTAACCCGAGGAGCGGTTAAGCCCCTCAAAGGTTCTGTTCATTGCGTCGCGGATCCAGCCCTCGACCTTGCGCCGGTTTGTATCCGTTGCCGACGCGCCGTTCATGTTGAGCGTGAAGCTCGGCGAATAGCTGCTATTCGTGGTCGTGTTTCGCACCGTGCGTCCCGCAGCCACCGACCGCGGAGACATCTCGCCTCTTACGGCAGCGGTGACATTCTGCGCGGCTGCGCTCACCTGTCCCGCGGAGCGGTCGAGGCCCTTCACGAATCCCGCGCCGGTCATCTCGCCCGACCACTGCATCACACGGGACGGACTGTGAATGTCAAGAGACGCGTTGATTGTGCTCTTGACTGCCGTCGCGATGCTCTGCGCTCTCGCGAGGATTAAGCCCTGCGACTGCATGAGGCCGTTCGCAAAACCGAGCCCCGCGTTCATGCCGGAC